CATTAGAAAATATCATAAAATTCATGGGTCCTTGTTTGTTTGTGATCCCCGGTGGTAGCGAATTAGAAAAATTAACCATGGCACATGAATTTTTAAGATCAGTTGGAATTGAAAATCACCAGATGAGTGTTATGTTTCGACTGCCCACAGAAAGTAATGTAAATTTCAATAATTTTGTGAAAAATAATGGTTTGAACACACCTATAAAAGATGATACACAAATTGTTTTTATTAGTAGCAAATTACCTAAGCCTGTGTTAAAATCTAAGATTAAATTTCACGCAATTATTAATCTAGGTTTTGACAATGTGCATTATACAATGCGAGATTTTGTAAAATATCATGAAAATGTGATATTTTATTCTGGTCCAAAAGAAAAAAGGAATTTGAAACTTGTCTTCATGTAAAATTATTATCAAAGACGAAGTCAATATTAAGATTGAAAATCTCGATCTTGATACACGTAAGGCTTTGGTTAAAAAATTCAAATACGAAGACCCTACAGCACGGTATCGTCCAGCCTATAAATTAGGTCGTTGGGACGGTACGGTGAGTTTTTTCGGTCTTGGAGGTACAACGTATCTTTCTATGTTACCACAGGTACTTGAATATTTAGAAAGTAAAAATTTCTATATAGAACTTGAAGATCTTCGTGTAAGTGAAGCCCTACAATTCACCGAAATTTCTGAGGATTTTTGGGGTGAAAATACCTGGCCAGAAGGGCATCGTTTTGCTGGAGAAAAAATTAGATTGCGTGATGACCAAGTCGAAGTTATCAATAAGTTCTTAGAAAATCCTCAGTGCATTCAAGAAATTGCCACAGGATTTGGCAAGACTATTACCACCGCAACTTTGGCAAAAATCTGTGAAAAATATGGTCGAACTATAACCATCGTTCCTAACAAAAGTCTAGTGGAACAAACTGAAGAAGACTTTATTAACTGCGGATTAGACGTAGGAGTTTACTATGGTGATAGAAAAGATCTTGATAAAACTCACACAATATGTACTTGGCAAAGTTTGAATATTTTAGACAAAAAATCCAAGGAATTTGACTATGATCCAGAACTGCTAACTTTGGCAGAATTACTAGAAGCTGTGCAATGTGTGATGGTAGATGAATGTTTTTCCGGTGATAGTAAAGTATTAACTGCCAACGGTTACAAAGCAATTAAAGATATACAAACAGGTGATGAAATCATAAACTATTCCGAAGATACACAAAAATTCAAAGTAGATACTGTAATTAAACAACATAAAAATTTAACAAAGTCACTCAGTGAAAAAATGTATGAAATGGAATTTGATAATGGATCTAAAATACAAGTGTCGGGAAATCATAAGTTTTTAACTAATTTAGGATGGGTACGTGCCGATGAGTTAACAAATGACCATGAAATTACAAACAAGTTATAGAAGTTAAACCAAAAGAGTTATGCACCGGGAAAAAATTTCAAGCAAAACTGTCAGCATTATCTAAATGGGCAACTGCGCACAACTATACAATAACGATAGTTGATAAACAATGGTTACAGAGTCAGTTAGTAGAAATTGATTATACAAAATTTGATGATAATACTGCAAAAAAAATAAAGGCTCTATATGAAATTAATAAAAAAAATAGAAATAAGTAAACCAAAAGAAGTATATAATTTACATATTAAGGACGATCACAACTACATTGTAGAGGGCGCAGTAGTAGCCAATTGCCATATGGCCAAGGCTGAAGTACTTAAAAATTTATTAACTCGTAATTTAGCCAATGCACCCATACGCTGGGGATTGACAGGAACAGTACCAAAAGCAGATCATGAATTTCAAAGTTTACGAGCAAGTTTAGGTGAGGTTGTACACAGAGTTAAGGCACATGAATTGCAAGAGAAAGGTATTCTCAGTGACTGTCATGTAAACATAATTCAAACAGCTGAGTGGAAAGAATTTTCTGGATATCCAGAAGAGTTAAAATATCTAGTCACTGATAAAACTAGGATGACCTATATTGCTAGCCTAATTAATACTATATCGGAAAGTGGCAATACATTGGTGTTAGTGGATAGAATTGAAAGTGGTGATTTCCTAAAAGAGAACTTACCTGATAGTGTGTTTATTTCCGGCAAAGTAAAAACTAAAGATAGGAAAGAAGAATACGATGAAGTTAAAATTGTTGATAACAAGATTATTGTGGCGACTTACGGTGTGGCCGCTGTGGGTATTAATATCCCTCGTATTTTTAATTTGGTTATGTTGGAATCCGGAAAGAGCTTTACTAGAGTTATACAAAGCATTGGGCGCGGCATTAGAAAAGCAGACGACAAGGACTTTGTACAAATCTGGGATTTCACAGCGTCAACGAAATATGCCAAACGGCATCTGGCAGAGAGGAAGAAGTTCTATGCCGAAGCAAAATACCCGTTCACGATTAAAAAGGTAAAGTATTAAACCTTTAATTTCTTTTTTTCAGACCAATAAGCCTTTTTAGCTTCTGACATCTTTTTCCTTGTTTCTTCAGACCTAACTAATCCTGTTAACTTAGATGATAATTTTTCAGATATTAATTTTTTCTGAACATCTGTTTTAGTTGGGATTATTTTACCAATTTGTCCTTCGGATATTTTTCTTTTAGTTGCTTCGGAGTGTTTGTATCCTTTTCGAGATTCTAATATTTTATCAATGGTTGATTGAGCAATTGTTTTTCCGGTATGTGCTTTTGATAATTTTTGTTTTTGCTCTTCGGACATTGTTTTACCTTTATTAGGTCCTGCATGAGTTTTGCGAGAATTTGACATTTTCTTGCGGGTTTCTTCTGAAACCGTTTTACCTTTATGTAAGGCAGACATTAATTTGGTAAATTCTAGTTTTGCTAGTTCATAAAATTTACCTTTAGACACCGATCTTTTTTGATCCTGATTTTCTACCCGTAATATCATCCATACTGCGTACCACATTTTTCTAGTATGTTCTTTAGACACTGTCATTTTGGTAAGCAACAAATGACATAATCTATGTTCTTGTGCGGTTAGTTCAACTAAATTATCTTTAGAATTTGAACCTCCTAAGCATCTTGGGATAATATGATGAGTTTCTTTGTAAATTTCTTTTGGCAAATCTCTTGACTTTGCTCTAGTGATAATGTTATTATAAACATTAGTATACTTGTTTTGTAAATACATGGCTGATAGTTCCTCTTTAACTGTTAGAGCCGATGGATATTGCAAGTATCGCGATCGGCAACTTTATTTATTAGGAGAATAGCATTCAGATACTTACATTAGAAGACAAAGTTTTTTACCTCAATGACCTTCCTGAGGAAATTGACGATGACTTAAGATTTGCGGTACTAGACAATTCAGATAGCAGTAATCCAGACTATTTCTTCATACCCTTGATATTTTTAGAGAGCTTTACAGGTCCTGCTGTGGTACTAAAAGTAGGAGAACATGAACTTACTATGCCACTTGATTGGTGCACTATTGTTGGTGATCCTGAAGGACCTGATATGGAAATACTTCCACTAACTAGTCTTAACGATAGAGGATTTAAGACCTTCTGTTTCAACCCTATTAGCGGATTTAGACCAGAATTTTTAGACATAGATATCATTGATGTGTACCAAGATGTTAAATGGTATTTTCCAAAGATGCGTCCGGGGCAACTACTCTGTACACCTTTACATACAGGCCCTAAACCTACTTGTGCTTATTTTGTCAAAGAAGTAAGTCGTCAAAGTGAGTTAGTAGATTATACTAAATGTTGGTAAAAATGTCACAACTTAAACCAGACACAACTTACATATACGAACATGCAGATGGTGTTACCTACGCTAGAGAATTTGGTGCCGACCCCAATGATAGATTTGTTATCGGAGCTACTTATGATCGTAGAACACATGACGGTCGACCACTGCATGATCACCTAATGGAAGACAAACTTTGGGGTGAAATTAGACGTGCGGCTGAAACCAATAAGGCTATACAATATGCCTTAGAACAGTGTATAATGTTATATAAAATTAGCAAAGAGTACGAAGATAGACATGGCAACAGCAAAACTTGATATCAAACGTGAACTAGGTGCAGTAGATCGTAAAGATTACTCATTCTATGATAATCTCACAGATGAGGAACGTAAAGCATTTAGTCCCTATGTGTTGATGCGTTATACTGCAAATGTACAAGGTGATCGAGATATTCAAGAATGGTTTCTAGAGACTACCAATGAACTTGTTAACAAGAATCATTGGGACCTTAGTAAAAATCACAAAGGCCTGTTATGGAAATTATTTGCCGCTAGTGGAGCTGGTGTTCCTGCTTATCATCCTTATCTAGCCGCAGGTAAAAAAGAAAAAGCCAATAAGATTGAAAAGTTGTTGTGTGAATTGTATCCAGCAAAGAAAATGGATGAGATTAAATTATTGGCATCCATGATGGATAAAAAAGACAAGGATGAGTTGTTTGATATGATGGGGTTTGATAAAAAACAACGGAAAGAATACGAGTGATAGCATTGGTAGATCAGCCTTTTAGATGTGTGCATTGCGATAAGAGTTTTATGAAAGAAAGAACTCTTATATCGCATCTCTGTGAGAGAAAACGCCGTGCATTACAGGAAAAAGAAAAACGTGTTCAAGCAGGCTTCATGGCCTTTAATCGTTTTTGGCAACTGGCACAAGGTGGCAAGAAACTCAAGACCTATGATGAATTTTGCGACACAGCCTACTACAACGCCTTTGTAAAATTTGGTAGTTTTATCAATAATGTCAATCCATTATATCCAGACAAGTTCATTGACTATGTTATTAAGAGTGGTGCTAAATTAGATCATTGGTGTCGTGATGATCTATATGAAAAGTATCTATACGAAGTATTAAAGACTGAACCGGTAGAATCAGCAGTACAACGTTCGCTTCAAACAATGATGGAATGGAGTGACGAACATTCAGCAGAATTTAGTCATTATTTTAATTATGTAAGTCTTATCAAAGCTGTACATGATATACGTAATGGACATATTAGTCCTTGGGTTATACTTAATTGTTCAGCAGGCCAAACAATGGTTCGTAACATGAGTGATGAACAATTGGATATGATAGCTCCCGCATTTGATGTACCTTTTTGGTTACGCAAATTCAAAGAGATACCGGCAGATGTAGCATTGGTCAAAGAAATTCTATCTGAGGTTGGAATTAAATGACTAAACGTATATTGATAATGGGATTACCAGGTGCGGGCAAAACTACTCTAGCAGAAAAGTTAAGAGAAAAATTAGACGCATACAACAAAAAAACTGTTTGGGTAAATGCCGATCGTATACGTGAAGAATACAATGACTGGGATTTTAGTGAGGCAGGTCGTGTACGTCAAAGTAACCGCATGAGAGAATTGGCAGATAGGTTAGATAGTGATTATGCTATTGCAGATTTTGTTTGTCCATTATCTGAAATGAGAGAAATATTTGATGCAAATTATCTTGTATGGGTTGACACTATAACAGAAGGCCGGTACAATGATACAAATAAAATATTTGTTCCTCCAGACCAATATGATTTTAGAGTTACAGAACAAAATGCAGAAAAATGGTCAACCATTATAGCAGAGAAAATAAAAAATGACTGATATAGATATTGATTTTGTTGATAGAAGCGAGATCCTTGGTATAGTCAAACATGTCTCTGCCTCTATTGACGGAATTAAAAAACATAATACAGGTGTATATGTACAACCTATTCCTATCAATCCATTAACAGGTAATTCTAGTATTGATTATAAAACAGCAGAAGATCGTGGATATTTTAAGTTAGATTTTCTCAATGTTAGCGCATACAACGGAGTCAAAAACGAAGAACATCTTATTCAATTGTTGAATACTGAACCATTGTGGGATCTACTGCATGAGAAAGAAGTGTGTGATCAATTGTTTCATGTTAATGGATATCACACATTACTGAGATCATTAAATCCTAGAACTATTGAAGAACTAGCTATGGTCTTGGCTATGATCCGTCCGGGGAAGAAACATCTCGTCCTAATATGCCAAGATCAAGGATTCCAAGCGATCAAAAATGACATATGGATTAAGGTTGAGGATTCCTATTTCTTCAAGCAGTCTCATGCTATTTCCTATGCGGCTGTAATTGTTGTACAATTAAATCTTATCTGCGAAAAAATTAGTTACGGTTACTCTTAGGAACCCTTACCAATTGTATTGATTTACGTTTGATTCGTTTCTCAGCTATTTCACTAAGATTTACGCTAGGACCAAATATTAGTTCAATGTCTTTGCTATTGAATGTTTTGATAGCGTATCTGAATAGTTGCATTTCTTTTTTAAGAAAAATGTTAATAGGTATTTTCCTGTTTGATTCCCACCACCATACTTCCCCCATTTCTAAGAATATCTTACGCTCGTCATCAGATTTGATTGCTGATATATCATATATACTAGTAACAAAATTATCAAAGTTAATTACAATGCCGACATATTCTATGTCATTTGATTTAACACAGGAGACAAAGGGGTAGTTGTTTTGGAAGGTATTGGGTGATGTCATCTTTATGAATAAATACAATTATGCAACATTTACCAATCTATTTATACGACAATACTCTGGATGTAATACTAGATTTGGATTCAACCAGGTTAGGAGTACACAACGTTATGTATCAACGAGATCTAAAAATACAAAAAGGGATCAAAAATAAAATTCGTGTTCAATTTAAGAATAGCGACCAAAAACGTATTCCTATTTCTAATACTGGTACCTATGTGTTTTCCATGTTTGATGCAGTTAACAACCGCATGTTGCTACAGAAAAATCTAACGGTATTAGATGACGGAGTTACTGTCGGATTAAGAGG